CTAACTTTTCTTTAACACCCTTCCAATACTTTACTAGAGATTCCATGTTATTTGTTTGCACAGCAAGAATACCTTTTGGTGTTCTCATTTTTTGATATGAGGTACTAATATAAGACTCCATAGCCTGTAATGTAAAAATATAGTTAAACAAGGTAATTACAGGTGGGTGTCCGTATAAACGGGTAGGGCCATATTTACTAAAATGCACTACCTCTCCCGTAATATAATGTTGTTCGGACTGAGAAGTTTTATTGGTAAATTCAATTGCGTGTAAATTACTACCACATATGCCACACTTTTCATATCTCTCTTCAGAAATAAAATCTCTATGTGTGACACAAGTATATCTTGAATGCCCCCTATCACCATCTTCATCAACTTCAATAAACATAGTCGTTGGGTCACCTCTATATATCTCGTTAATTTTAGACATGGCAATACACCCGTCTTCTTCTAAAAAGTAATCTTTAACAAGAATTAAAAAGGCATCATCCATTACATTTAAGTCTGTTTCCAATTCCTTAAGAACATCAATAAATAATTGATGAGATTCATTTACATGGTTCTTAAAAAAGTTTTCAGCATAAACCTTTTGTTTATAACTTGGCTTTCTTAAATCTTGTGACCCACAGTTCATACATTCATCAACAGTTTTTTGGTGTTCATATCCACAAGAATTACACTTAAGGTCAAAAGCCTTCTTCCATTCATAACCTCTACGAAAAACTTCATTCTTAAGTTGAACTAAACAAGTTCTTACAACAGTTGAGTTTTTAGCAGTATCATAAAGATAACGCCCTGCGTAATGCTGGGGGAATCTACGCTCTTGAATACCTAAATTGTAAACATCCTTTTCAACAGGGATAGGTGTTCTTCTCCTAATCAACTGTCTAAATCTATCTCTTAGTCCCATATTTATTCCTCCTTAACAATAGAATCCATTTCGTTCATCAATTCCCATTTACAATTATCCTTATATTTTGAAATGTTGTCTACTTGTATGTCATATTTTTCAAACTCAACAGCACCTTGATTACGAGCGTCCTTCCAATTTTCCCACTTAATAAGTTTAAAAATTTCTACCATTCTATCCTTTGCCCACGGTTCTTTTTTATAGAATTTTTTAATCTTGATGGCTTCTTGTAAAAGTCGCCCTTGTTCCTTTTTCATTCTTAGATGAGGTAGGCACTTATCTAATAGTTTTGTAATATCATTTTGGCTATAAAAATTTAATCTATGTTGACTACGGCTATTTTCCCCTACCTTTTGGTCTAAGTGTAGGCGACCAATTTTAAGTTCTTTTTCCATTTCTTGAAAAAATGCTCGACCTCTATCCCCTGTGGCAATCATACCAACACGGGGAGAATAAGACGAATCCATAGTAATATAACCATCCGAGTCAATAAACCCTGCTACATATCCATAAAGGTCCTTTTTAATTTCATCACTAAGAATGTAATAATTTCCATTTACATTGGTTGCATTAATTTTTCTTAGCATTTTAGAAATAGTCTGAGGAGTTGTAGAACGATGATAACTTTTAGGCATCATAGAATGAATAGCGTTGCTGGAAATACCGGGATTATTACATATTGTTTTAATTATTAAATTATCCAAAACTTCCTGCCTTGACTTGCGAATTGCCTGATGAGATATTTCTTTTAAAATGGACCTGATGCTTTTTTTACTTTCCTTGAATACTTTTGTGTAATCAGCATATTCTTTACCATAATCTAATTCATTCTTAAAAATATCGGCTTCCCACATTTTAACCAAATTGTCAATAATTTCTTGGCGTTGACTTCCATCCTTAATATGTTCTAATTTCCTCAATGTGACTAAATCGGGAGTAAGCATCTTAACTGCTGATTTATACGGAGAAAGCCAATATACAGAATCAATGCACTTATTCAAATGGTCACCATAAGCATTGATAAGATGGTCAATAGTTTTACTCATTTTCATTCTTGTGTCACCCTTTAATTTTCTACGCATATTTCTTAAATCTTTAACAATGTCCGGTATAGACTTATTATCAATAAGAGGTTCTTCGGGAAATGAGGAAAGCATATTTCTCGCATCAGTTAGATTAACTGAATAAATTTTAGAAATATCTTTAATTACTTCAGTTTCGTCAAATGACTGATACGGAAGCCATTGGCTAAGTTTAATTTCCCCTAACAAATTTTCTTTCTTTTGTTTTGCTTCTCGCTGTGCTTGGTCTAATTCTTCCAACTTTCTACGAAGTTCATTTGTGTCAATTTCATCTTCCTTACATATTAATTCCATATATACCACCTCCGAAATCTTGCCTTGAGGGACTTCCAAATAAGCCCCCTCCATCTATGTCTATGAAAGCATCATTAAAAGACTTTGTGGCGTGATTAGCCAATGCGAGCGCAATAACAATATCATCGTGTGCGCCTAATCCTTCAATTTTTCCCGTACTGCTAATACCAAATGCTTCAAGTTCTTGTATAATTGAATCCGAAACAGCCTTTGCCTTTTCATCCGCATAGGGTAATATAATTTTATCATTTTCTAAATTCATTTGCAAGTTAAGAATAATTTCTTCTTTCTTCTTACGGTGCATAGTAAATTCCTTAACAGGAAAATCAGATATATCACGCAGTTCCATAGCAAAAGACTTGGCAAATGTATTAGTTTCAATCATTACAACTTCGGGTTTATATCTTTCACAAAGGTCTGTAATGCGTGTGATGTGTGAACGAAAATCCATATTTTTTTCTCTTACCATCCATACCACCTTTTTATTCATATCTTCATCTACTTCTATAACCATCATCACTGTGTAGTCGCCGTCTGCTGAAAGTGAAGGGTCGTAACCAATGTAGTATTTGAATGCCTCAGTATTACCATGATAAGACAACTTACTTGTACGGTCTTTAGACTTGTCGATAAATTCCTTTCCAAATAACATCGTATTGGATGAAATTGGTATGCAAAGATATTCTCTTGTGAACTTAGAAGAGCCGATTTCTCGCCTTCTCTTTTCTAAAGAATCTATATCCCAACGGGAAGGCCAAAGAGCATCACCTGTTTGATTTATTGCTGGATAGCGTTGCACATCATATTCAGGGTTTTCCTCCAATGCGGCGAATATATCAGTATATGTGAAAGGTGTGCCGACCATCCGTAAAGTAGCGGTGTGGTGGAGAGTAGGAATCATGTCACCCCAAAACCAATCTGTAACTCGCTGTATAGCGGCTACGGAGAACTCCTTCATAGGGTCGTCAATAATAATCTCTTGAGGGTGAAGTCCACGAATCTGTGAACCAACGGAACGCTCAAGTATTTCATTCCCGTTTGTTAATCTCATTGAACCGACAGCCCAACCTGCTTTAGGTTTGTATTTTCTTAGGGCAGGAATGTTTGTGAACATTCGGTCAATATCTTTCATGTGAACCATTGTCTGTTTTTGGTTTGATGAAATGTAAATCATTTGATATGGTGGAGGCTGAAAAATTAATTGGTAGATACACCAAGAGTGAAAGAATACAGACTTTCCGTGGTCACGGGAACAAATGATTACAGTTCTTTGTGTGTCGTGAACTGATTGTAGCCAATCACGGTGAAAGTCTGCCATTTCCATTCCGAGAATTTTCGTAAAGAAATATTCAAAATTACCATCGGAGGCTTTCATATCCATTTCTGTGAGTAAATCCATTATTGTTCCTCCTGTTCGTGTTCGGGTGAATAGAATACAGGTAGGCTACTATTTCTTCTTAATCTATTATATTGTCTGTTGTGAAACCGCACTAATTCTAAATTATTATTTCTTGCTGCCCTTGACCTCATACGATTATGAAATTTACGCCTATCTATATCATCCATATTATAGTATTCTTCCTTTGTGGTTGTTAATCCTAAAACAGATTTTCCACCATGTTTTAAGGAAGCAAAGGTAGGGTGTTGACTTTTTTGTCTAAGACGGCTATACATTCTACTATGAAATAATTTTTCTTCTCCTTCTGTTTTATGGTACATACTATGATGATATTTTATCTTTTCACTATCCGATAATGTTTCATAAACATCTTGTGAGAGTTCCGTATATGGCATAGGATTGCCTTGTGGAGTGACATTGCCTTTATGTTTTCTTCTATTAGTTTCTAATTCTAAGGAATAGAAATCCTTATGGTTTCTCCCTTTCCCTCTCAGCCTATATATTTGTCTTTTATGGAACCTATACAATTCCTGTAATTCTACCATTTCTTTATACATCGGTGATTCTTCATTAGTGACATTATGAGTTCGTTGTAATTGTTTTAATCTTACTTCATAGGCCCTAGTCTGTCTATTATGCCATTTTCTTCTATCATCCGAAGACGCCCTTTCGTATTCCTCAGCATTACGAATATCCACACGCTTTAGTATTTCCCAAGCCTTCTTCATCTAAATAGCCCCTTAACCTTGTAAATAACATCAGTGCTTACTCCAAAAATAACAGATAAACTATTAAAGGATGAATTAGAATTTACGATACCTTCTACATCACGAGCATACAAATCTATTCTATCTTCTTTAGCGATTAAATCTAATACATACTCCATATGTTCAACATTTTCTGTTTCTAAATAAGCCTTATATATTAATTGACTATCCTTATCCCTTATCAAATCTAATGCCTCTAAGTAGGATTTATACATATTTTCCACATCACCCATTTCTTGTTTAACTCTCAATGGGTTATTTTTCATAGTATTAATTAATTTTTTACGCTCTCTATCCATTCCGGATTCTAAGGAATACTGTATAAAGTCTTCGTCTTCTAAAATGTCAAACAATTGCAATTCTGAAAAATCAACATTTGCTTCTTTATATGAACCGAGAGGTTTTCCAAATACCTTTACCTGTTCATCTAAATTTATTTCAGTATTAAAAGTACCGGCAGAAGTCAAGAGTTTAAACATTAATCCACCCAATGAATTTTTAATTTTCTTGGTTATGTCAGTAACTATATTTCTTTTATTCTCATCATCACCAATTACTAAATCTGCCATATATAAATCTCTAAAGATATGTTGAACTTGTTCAAAATATTTTTTAGCATCTACACTTGAAAGTCTACTATAAAATTTTATTTTATCAAAAAATTCATTAAGAGAAATTAAATCTTTCTTTGTAATTGGGATATTACTTGTAGTGGTGATTCTTCTTTGCATTCCCGATAATACAGATTTTCTTGATTTGGTAGAAAGAGAAATAATTTTCTTATAATTTTTATCTCTTGTAAAGTCGGGAGCATCTGTCTTAAAAAACATTCTTGCATCCATCGCTTCATAGTAATAACCGTTAACTATTCTAACAAGTTCATCGTAAATAAATACTAATTGCTGTCCAACATCATCAGGGTTTGCTTCTGCAAATTTACCTGCTATTGGCGGGTAGTTTCTACCTTGAGTAAGTGTTGTTTGTGCGCTACCCTTCATACTACCTCTTGCTCGATTTCTATTAAATTTAGTAGGATTAGAAATATTTTTTCCACTTTCAATAATTTTAAATAAATCCTTAGCCATTTTATTTACTTCATCAACATACTGAATGTATGATGATACGGGTTTTTCCATTTTTGTAAATTCGACGGTGGCAGGAGTACCCATTTTAAATTCTAACTGATAGTATTCTAAGTTAAATATAAAGCGACCATCCTCTCCTTCTAATTTATTTAAAAAGTATTTATTTTTTGAATCATCTATAATAGAAAATGTGTAACTATCTCGATTTACTAAATCAGTAATTAATTCCTCAGTAAAGGCCCTAATTTTAATCAATCTACTTTCTATAATTTCTGGCCTCACATTAGTCAATACACTTTCTAGTTCTTTCTCAATCATTTCTCTTAACTGTTCTGCAAGATTTTCACTAATATAAAATCCACCTTTATTATAAGCACTAAGAAGGGAAAGGGGGTCGCCTATTCTTTTTATTTTTCTTATATCTTCTAATACACTTTCGGAAGTATTTACAGATATATCCATAGAAGCACCCTGCGTACTTTCAACACCTGTGTCTGTTTCGGAATATTGCCTTTCTTCTCTCATGTTAACATCTTCGGCTTCTTCAAAATACCTTTCGTAGTTAGCAGTATTTCCTAAAATGGGTTTAATAAACTCATTTGCTAACTTAATTAAGGTGACTTTATTTTCAAACTGTTCCATCGAAGGATTACCTTTATATGTAACTGTAAATTTAGGAATTTTAATATTCTTCTTTAGAAGATTATTTACTAATTTTTCTAATTCACGGTCATCTCCTTGATTGTCTTGTATTGATTGTAGGTCAACCTTTTTGGGTTTGCCGGTTTCTTCGTCTATACCAAATACATCTCTAAATTGTAAATTATCCATATAAATAGGGAGACTTATATTATCAAGAGAATTGAATAAAGTGTCTGTTTCTTCCCAATATTTATAAATACCCTCTCTATCATTCTTATCATCTAAATCGAATTTTCTAAAAAATTGAATAATTTTATCTAAGTCTTTGTCAACTTCAATTTCAGGGGCTTCCTTAGTTTCACCTAAAGCACTTACTAATTTCTGTAAAAATGTTTCTATTTCGGGATAGTCTCTTACATATTCAAGATTTTCTATACTCGACAATTCGTTAATAAATTGTTCCCCGCCTTGAGCACCTATTTGGTTTATTTGTTCGTCAGACAATTTTAATAACTTTAAAACTTGTTCAGCAAATTTATAACCCGTAGATAAATTAATTGAATCTCTAGCGGTAAATACTTGTCTATCTCCAACACTAATACTAGGAAGTTCAGTACCGAAGTCTATCAACGCAACGACTTTTAGCATTTCTTCAGGTGTTTTAACATTATTTTTTTCACCTCTTCTTTTCATACTTCCATAAAAATCAATTTTAAACATATTATCAATAGAGGTAAAATCCGGTCTATTCCCACTTCTCTTTTTAGGAAGTTCGTTGAAAAAATTCTCCAACATAGTTCCAAATTCATCTTCACTTATAATATTCATCTTACCACCTTTATTAACATCATCTTTAAAAATTCATGAGGATTTAATTTATCTCCATCATAATTTACCATTATATAATTTCCTTTAGATTCGATTTCTTCAGCCTCTAATGTTAAAAGTGCCTCTACAATAATATTTTTTATTTTTAATGGTAAAGACTCTAATAGCATTTCAACCCCTTCTTCTAAATCTTTACTGTATTGTTGGTAATCTTGTTCCTTTAATTCAAACCAATAAGTTCTAGGTGTATCATCGGGGTCTTTAGAAATTAAAGGCAGGGTTGCATTTATTTTTGCCATACCTTCATTAGAAAAACTTGAAGCAAAAGAAATAATATTCAATAATTGTAGGGTCTTTTGTTCGATATTTGATGAATTAGTATCTAGTATAGAAGGGGTGTAATTTGGAGGCACTATTAGCGGTTCGTCTGTAAGACTTGTATAAACTGTAAAAAGTTCTAAAATTCTACCCATGTCTTTAGGCATATCCCTTGTCGCTATGTTTTTAATATCTGCTTCCGGTATTGCTAAACTACTTTTCCATTTACTAAATTCTTGATTTTCTGAAGTATTTGGTTTTTTACTCTCAGTCATTAAATAATCCTCGGCTTCTTTTTTAGCACCTTGTAATAAAATAAATTTACCATTTTCATCTCTTTCTGAAGAAACTAATATATTACCTATTGAAAATTCTGTCACTAAATCCACGGGTTCGTTTTCAGTTATTTTTAATAATTTATCAAAATAAGAAGATGCCCATTCCGAGGTACTTCTTCTTGTTATTAAGGATTGACCCACACCAACTCTTTTTTTCCCTCGGTCTTTGTAAGTTAAAATATTAGAAACTAAAGTTTCTATTGCGTCGGAACCTGATTCGGAATCTAAGTTTAAAATTTTATTCAAAAAAAGAGTTTTAACCACAAGATTTTTTCCATCACCTATAAAGTACACCAATGGACTATCTAATTTTTTATCCGTTCTATTTATTAGATGGGCGTATATTTTAACTATGTTTTCAATTTCTTCATTACCTAGAGGGGTATTGAAAATTTTTCTCACTTTTTCAGGCTTTACCTGAAAGACCCTTTCTTTCTCTTTGTGTATTTTTTGTAAAGAGGTAAAAAAGACTTGAGTATCTATGTCACTTTTATCTAATTTATTCCACCTTTCATTGTCCGGTGTAATAAGTGAAAATAAATTTTTAATTTTATTAGTAAACTTTGATTTTTTACTCTGTGAAGAAGAAGAGTAAGTACCAATTATATTCATACTATTAACTAAAGGGAAAAAATTACCCCTAAGAGTTTCTTCATAAATTTCCTGTATATTACCTTCCACCCATTGTGAAGGTTCTTCACCGTTAATTCTATCACTAAAAAATTGACTATCGTTATATTTTAAATTTAATACCCTTTCATAAGACTCCGGGTATAAGCGATTATAG